AAGTACCGCCGCTTCAGTTAACGCAGCATTATATTCTCTTGTTTTTGCCGCAGCAGCCGCAGCAGCTTCCGATTCTATTTCAAATTGACCTTCAAGTGATTTTAGGTTGTATTCTGCATTTTCTACTTTGATACCAAACTGTGCAACTTCTTCAGCTAAGTCCATCCATGAAGCCGTATACTCCGGTATCTGCCCTTGTGATGTTAGCCAGTCTTCAAGTTCTTGCAGTTTTGACTTTTTCTTATCATATTCTTCGGCAAGTTTGGTAAGTGCATTTTGAGCAATAAGTATCTCATCAGCTAATGTATTTTCCCCGGTATCTATCGCGTGTTGAGCATTGCGAAGCTCTACCCATTCGGCAAGCGCCGTACCCGAAGCGGTAGCAAAATCAGTCAGCGCCGTCACCGCAGGGTCTAAGAATTGAGCAATAAGCAAACCGCCGCTTTCGGCAATATCACCGATAGCATTTTTCAGCCTTGTGGTTTTACCGAAAAAAGTTTCACCCAACGCCTCGGCAGTCCCGCCAAACTTCTCGTTCATTGCCGCAGTAAGTTGAGCAAGTTTTTCTGTGGGCGATGCCGTCGCGTCTATTTCAATACCATATCTCGATAATGCATTAGTCGAGCTACCGAGAGTCTTACCGATAAGTGACGCCGCAGTCTGTAGGTCAACGCCCATTGCAGCGGCAAAGTCCAACATCGCAGGAGTGACTTGCTCAAGTCCTTCTTGGTTGAGATTAGAAAGTTGCTGCACCATTGCCATTGCGCTAATGGTAACTTCATCACCGTAGGTGGTTATGCCCTGCAATTGAGACGCTAATTTCTGTAGGCTTTTCTGATTTATGTCGGCCTCATGACCCGTGGTTCTGATAGCAGTAGCGAGCCGCGCCTCGGCTTGCGCTTGCACATTATAAGCATCAACCATATTTCTGCTAATATCTATTAGCTTCTTGGCAACGAGGATTGCAGCGCCTATTGCGGCAGCAAAACTGGCCATACTCGCAACAGCTTGCTTAGTCTCCGCGATTATATTTATTCTTACATCGTCACTTGTTGCCATATCGCTTCCTGTATTCTTCCTCTATCGCCGAAATAATGTCTATGAACACCGCCGGATGCTCGGCCCACCCACAGCTAAACGGCAAGCCCAATAACTTGTACTGTTGCCACATATTTATCTGCAACATCGAAGCCTCGGTAAAGTAAGAAGGTATATCGCCCTTCCGTATCTCGTACTCCGTCTTAGGTATGAGATAATCGAGATGCTCGAACATCGGTAACACCCGCCGCCCATACCAGCCTTCGCACCACAGGTGGAAGGCTACTCGGAGTTTTTTAGGTCTTGCCTCGCGTTCATCGAAAAGATTTGTAGCGCTACTTCCATGTGTAACTGCGAGAATCCCGATAAAGCATTAAACTGCCGCGCCGTGGTTATCGCCTTACCGTTTACTTTCCATTTGTCAATCTTAGCAACGCCGTACTTTATGAACCCCTCGTAGTCAATCTCTACTTCGGGATTACCTTTCTCGTCAAATCGCGGCCTTTGACAGCGCGACCTTTCCGCATCGGTAATATACCGTAGCGTGAATGTGATAGGTTCTGTCTCTTCGCGGTTCTTGTTCCACTCAGGAATGTACTCAACTTCTTTTTCAAGAATTGTATACTCTGCCATCTCCCTCTCTCCTTTATTTAGCTTGTAGTGTATGCAAGATTGCCAGTACCCTGAAAGTTCATTGTATAGGTAACCTTGTCGCCTATCTGTGAATTGATTGCGGCACTTACCGGCAATACGCTCCCGCTCCAATAACACGTTGTCCTGTCGTACAAGCGAATCTCAAACGATGTACTTGTCGCCGTGGATGTGAAATCATTCAACACATAGGATTGGTCGGTACTGGACATATCGAGCGTCCCGCTTACCGTGGCCGTCCATTCTCTTAGTGTGGAAATAAACGCCCGCGCCGAATCACCATACGCAGTGACATCAGCAGTCCCAAGTGACGGGCTTATTGTCCACGAATCTACATAAGCAACAGCGGTTGTGTTACCACCCCACGATACAAAGCCGTCTTTCCCCATTGCAGCAGCCATCTAATAACCTCCTATGAACTCGTAAACGCAAGTGCGCCGTTGCCTACCGCATTCCATGTGATACTCACCTTATCACCGACTTGTGAGTTAACCGTCTGTCCCGTCATACGCATATTGCCAGACCAGTAAGTAGCAGGCAAAACGTAGAACCGCATAGCGATATCGCCAAGCGTCCCGTCTTCAAACTGATCCATGAGAGCCGCCTGTTCTGCATCGGTTCTGTCAAGCGTACCCGTCCATGTAGCCGTCCACTCTCTCAACGTGCTACCGTAAGCCTTTGCCGTATCACCATACGCCGTTATATCCGCAGTACCTATCGACGGATTGATACTCCAAGAGTCCGTATAAGCCACTGTCGAACCGGCAAGGGTAATGTACCCATCTTTTCCAGCCGTCGCTGCCATTTCATCCTCCTAATAAAAAAGCACCCTTTCGGGTGCCCTTCTTTCTTTATTCCACGCTCTATGGCGCGGTATGATTGTAGTAATAGATTATATTGAAACTCCCGCTAACCCATCCTAACCCCCGCAGATACCCCTTATCGGTCACTTGGTCATTCGGCGTAATGTCTGCCACAAGTCCTAACAGCGTCGAATCGGCAACAAGTTTCTTCTCAATCTCGGCAAGTAAATCATTACGCGAATCAACTAACCCTGTAGTCGATTTGTTCAGCTCCCTGACATACCCTACAAAGTCAAGCGTAAACTCGCTCCGCATATCAAGCTGATCTGTCGAACCCATATAGCAAAACCTACTCTTTATCTCCTGCCCGTCTATCAGCCTTACCGCAGGGAACTTATCCTCTTTCCACGCAAACGGATCTTCAGCTATCTCCACCGAGACGTAGTTTATCCCGGTCGAAGCCTCAAGCACTCCCTTTGCCGTGTCGTAAATAGTCTGTCGCTTAGACACTTTTCCTATACCCTTCCATTAGCTCGTCAAGAAGTATTTGCTTGACCTGTTCAAGTTTCGCCCGTTTTGTCGGCTCAACAAACGCCCTCTTGGGAAGCGTTACCCCACGCCCAACGGTAAGCCCCAACTCATGCGCCACGCCTTTGTATACTTGCGAGTGACCGTCTACCATACCGATACCAACCGCCGCCTTTACGTTATGCCCTGCACGGTCTACGTTCAGCACCTTGATAGCCCGATACAGTTTCCCACTCTTTCGTTTCAATCCAGATGCCGGATACCGGCTCTGCATTTCCTTCTTGAGCATGTCGGTACCGCGCTTTAGACCTTCTTTGGTGTACTCCGGCATATCCTTTGCAAACTGGTCGAACTTAGCCTCAAGTTGTTCCATCGTGAGATCACCGGCATGATACCCTCTCGGCATTAGTACGCCCTGCCTTCCCGGTACATATCAAGTATCTTTTTGACGCTCCAAGGAAACTCGGGTTCCATCGTCCGGCTCACGCCTTCGTAGGCTTCAGTTCTCGCACTGATAGATTCCCGCGCCGTCTGCCTGTCCCATATCACTTGCAGAAACTCTTTCGCAGCATAAGTAAGGTCATACGCATTAGCCGTCGAATACCCCGCCGTATACGCTATCTGTACGTTGTTCGCCCCCGAGTCGAAGTAATCACCGTCAAGCCTTACTCTGCCAGACTCGGTTGACAACATCACATCAGTTGAGGTCACATAATCATCGGTTGACGTAAAGACCCGGTTCTCGTTGATTACGATAGTGATAGTCGTCGATGCTAAGGGCCAGTTGTTGAGATATAAATCTGTCTTACCGTTGCCATCGTATATCTCGGTATACTCTCGCGCCTTCAGCTTTCTCCCGGTCTCGGCGTTGAATCGCCAAGACACCACGTTGACAACATCGCACACTTTGTCATTTATGCTCGTCGATGCCGTGGTAGTCCCAAGACCGAGAAAGTCAAGCGCGTCCTGTACGCTCAATAAGGCATTGTCGGTATCAGTACCCGTTGACATTATTCAACCTCTTTCGTAGTCGCCCCGCACTTCATACAGATAGTTTCATGCTCGTCTAACGTCTTGCGCCCGCACTCTTTACATATCCGCTTATACGGAGGCACCGCTTTCTTGATTTCCCGCTTGAGCATTTCATTCTCGACGGGTCTCTTCTCTACGGTTTCCATTATGAACCACCGCCTATACTGCCGGCAATCCAAAACGTGAGATCCCCGTACAATTCCACTGCCGTGCTGTTGTGCAAATCAATTTTAATTCGGTCATCTACTAATGGGAACTTTTCCATCGGCGAATCTGTTGATACGCCCATAACCACGCCGGTCGAATCCCTTAGCAAGTGCCTTGGATATACGCTGAAAACATTCGTACTACCAAGCTGGCAATACCACAGCTCATGTTCAGTGTCATTACTTCTGTTTAGCTCAAGTATTGCCGTAGTGCTTAGAACGGTATCCGCATGCGTTGTTGGTGCATATCGTATACCTACCAATTCACCGTTGTATGTGTGCGCGGTGTACTGACTTGCGCCTGTTGATGCGGTACTATCGGCTAAAATTCTAACAGTCTCTTTTACGAGATACATCCTATTTCTCCTTTTCTATAAGGTGTTCCCAACTACCATGCGGGTAGACAAACGCCTTATTCACCTGGGCGAATGCCCCGGCCGCGCCCTCGGCCCTGCTTCTTTCAATCAAACCCATATTTATCTGATTGTCAAAGTGTTGCCGTTTCGCATTCATCTCTTCTTCAAATCGCTTTATGCGCTGACTCATGTAAGAAAGCTCACCATCTTCAAAGCCGTAGCTATAAAACGCTTTCAGCAAATCTGATTCCGGCGGGATATATACCTTGGTTCCCTTACCCCGCGCCAGCCCGATGTAATACTCACACGACGGCCTCTGGCTCTGGTACTCGATATCCGTTGCCATGTTCACACCGTAGATGTGAATCTCTTCAACTCCGATATGAGTAGCAAGCGCAATCTCCCAACTTATCGTGTTGGTAAAATATGCTCCGTACTTTTCCTCAAGCACCTTCCTCGGAAACGGCACAGAACACGGTATATCATTGAAGTGCCGCTGCATCATTATCGGTATCTTCGCATTCTGCAACCACTTGATATGATCCTT